ACGATGGCGAAGCCCGTCGGGTTTGCGTCGCCACAAACCCGACGGGCTTCGCCATCGTAAGTCTTTGGGGCCACGCAGTAACTTGCGAACTAGCTTCTAATACTGTACAGAATGCCCATGAATATAGTTGGATGTGATCCTGGAGCCTTCGGAGCAATAGTTATATTGGATACCGAAACCCGACAGCTTACGATTATAGATATGCCAACTATAAAAGTTAAGCGCGGGACACGGGTGGTTAACCAAGTAGACCCTGCTCTTTTAGCCCAAGCCCTCCGCCCACATATACATGAAAACGATCAGGCTTATGTTGAGAAAACATGGGCCATGCCCGGGCAGGGCGTATCCAGTTCTTTTGCGTTTGGCCGTGCAGGCGGTGTATTGGAAGGTGTCCTCGCCACTTTGGGCGCGGCTGTAACGCTTGTGCCCCCTGCGACTTGGACAAAAACAATGCGTCTATTTAAGGGAAAAGACGCAAGTAGAGAACGTGCTATTGAATTATTCCCAGAACACGCTACTATGTTTTCTAGAAAGAAGGACGACGGGCGTGCCGATGCGGCGTTGCTTGCTGTTTGGGGACTAGAAAATGCCAACAAAGCGCGGAGTGAAACTCCAAGAAAACGAACGATACAGCGATAAATATGCTGGCTTAATAGAAAAAGGCGACGGCATATTTAGGAAGCCGTATTTATACCGAGGGAAATCGGCCAATAGATATTTCATAGAAACTAAGTGCGTCTGTGGCGCGGTAGTTTTGGCGCACTTAAGTAACTACAAAAGGTACGGCTCGGCGGTTTGTTCCGAGGAGTGCCGTAAGGCAATTGTAAGTAAACCGGACGGGTCTGTTCGTAGACGCAGAGGAACTAACAAAGGCAGCATTATAGAGAAATGCACGGGCCACCCATACGCTAAAAAAGGATACGTTCACCAACACCGCCTAGTTGTTGAGCGCGCCATTGGCCGGTTTCTAACTCCGGAAGAAGTTGTTCATCATATAAATTGCGTAGATACAGACAACCGTTTGGGCAACCTGTTCGTGTGTTCTAAAAAAGAACATGCTGACGCACATAATTCTTTAATGGATTGTGTCCCTTTTTTATTAGAACATAATATCATAAAATTTGATACGGAAACGGGGAGCTACCGAATCAATGGATCATCTGTTTGATTACCAAAAGGTCGGCGCAGACTTTCTCTGTAAGAACCCCGCCGCATTCCTTGCGGATGAGCAGGGCCTTGGCAAAACACTTCAAGTTATCGCAGCGTGTGATACACTCGGCTTAACAAAGATCGTTGTCGTTTGTCCTGCCATCGCCAAGATTAACTGGCGTCGTGAGTTCGACAAGTGGGGTACGGTCGAGCGCGAAGTCAAAGTCTTTAGCTACGATAAGATTACGCAATCGAAGGAGGTTCGCAATGAAATCGCAAAGTTTGAGCCAGACGTTCTTGTCTTGGATGAAGCGCATTATCTCAAGAACCGTACTGCTAAGCGCACAAAGTATCTATATGGTCAGTACTGTCGCGGCGATGGTCTTATTCGTTTCGCTGATCGTGTTTGGCTTCTTAGTGGTACTCCCATTCCTAACAACGTCAGTGATTTCTGGACGCATCTCAAAGCGATTTGGAAGTACCCACTAAACTTCACCGAGTTTACGACCTACTTCTGCAAGACTTGGAGCGGACAGTTCGGCTTGCAAATTCTTGGCAACAAGGCCGAGCGCATGGATGAGTTCAAGACCGTGCTAAAAGCAATCATGCTCCGCCGCAAGGGCGAGGTCGTGCTGAAAGATTTACCTCCAATATGGTGGCAAGATGTACCTGTTGAGATTGCTAATTGGAGCGACCGCAAACACATCGACGATCCACGCCAAGCCGAAGCGGTCGATATGATTCTCGCGCATTCGCTGACAAATCAAGACTTGTCTACCGAGATCGAAAGCATTGCCCCTCACATCGCGTCACTACGTCGCTTAACTGGTGCGGCCAAGGCAGCGCCTATCGCCACACAGATAGCGGGCGAGTTGGCTGATGATGCCTACGACAAAATCGTAATCTTTGCCTACCACACCGACGCAATCCAGACGTTGTACGATAGACTGAAAGACTTCAATCCGGTGGTAGTGGCAGGCGGTATGTCTTCCGCTGACCGTCAAGCGGCGATTGATAACTTCCAGACCGACCCGAAGGTGCGCGTCTTCATCGGCCAGATCACGGCCTGCTCCACCGCCATTACATTGACGGCTGCAAATCAGGTGGCGTTTGTGGAGATGGATTGGGTTCCGGCGGTGAACGCGCAGGCGGCTAAGCGTTGCCACCGTATCGGCCAGACAAAGCCCGTCATCGTGCGGACGTTTGGCCTTGTCAATTCTGTCGATGAGATTGTGGCTAAGACCCTAGCCAAGAAAGCCCAGATGATTTCTGAGGCTTTAGATTAAGAAGGGCCGAGGTGACTTCCAACTCCTCGGCCCTTCCCTTCCCTTCACTTAGAGCAAATCGTCAAGGTCGGAGATGTCTGCGGACGGACGTTCCGTCGCAGTGAACTCGTCCGCAGCAGACAGACGGCCATCCATACGGGGACCGTCGGCTACCTTCTGAAGATTGCCCAGTGAGAAGGCAACGCCATTGTTGCCATTGACGCTGTACGCATACGCACGCAGCGAGGCACGGACCTTGGCCCCCGGATAGATTTCCTTGGGGTCAGTGATCGGAGCAGGCTTGCCGTTCTCGCCAGCAAACTTGCTGACCACACCGGGGGCTTGCTTAGATTTGACGTTCATGAAGACCGACCCTTCAGGGTAGCCCTTCTCTTCGCCATCGTTACGGAAAGGCATACGGATTTTGCCGCCTTCCATTAACGATTTGGTCTTGTCTCCCCACTTTTCCTTAGCAACAGACGCCGCAACCGCTTTCAGTTCGGACATGTCCGTCCCGTCAGGGAATACAAGGCAGCAAGAATAGACTGGCTCACTTGCACCCGGCGGAATCTGTGGTTCAAACACATGCGGATAAGAGATGATTGCTTCAGGTGTAATAACTTTTGACATCGGTGTTTCCTTATTCAACGGTAAATTCGTCTGCTGCCAACAAGGCAACAGCCGGACGGTTATCTGTATCAGCGACCATAGATGTGCCGGATGATACAGCGATGACGAGCGATGTCGGCAAGTTCTTCTTGCCCACAAGGCGCTCGATCTGCGGTGGCGACTTCAACTTCTTTTCGTAGATGTCGTCGTCATCGAGACCTTCTTCTGTGGCCCAAGCCACAAACTCTTCCTCAACCCGCCAGCGGCGAGTCGGTCGTTTCTCAACCAGCTTGTAGCCGGGAAGTTCCGCGCCAGCGTCAAGTATGTTATTGGCGTGGCGGCGCAAAGACTTGATCCATTCTTCAATCAGCGGAACCCTTTGCAGGAAGTCCGCTATCTCTTGAGGGGATAGGTCATTGATGTTTCGCACTGTGCCGAACTCGTCTTGTGCGATCTCAAGGGCGTTGTTGCGCAGAGCCGAACAAGTTCCTGCTGCCAGACAGAATGTGCAGTGCTTACCAGATATGCGCGCTGCGTCTGGCTTCATGGCTTCGTGCGCTGCGTCAATCAGTTCGGTTCCAAAGTCCATGATCTCGTCACGGCTGTAGCTATACTGACGCACCGGCCCATCGTGGTGCATGGCGCGTGGCTGCACAACAACCGTGATAACCTTATTGACTGGAGCCTTCTCGCCTATCTCAAGGATAGCGCCAAGCGCATAGTATTTAAGCTGCTCGTTGTCTGTGACTTCAACCGCAACGCCTTGGCCGTGCTTATAGTCGATGACGTAAAGCGTCTCGGTTGCTTTGGCGTAGATAATACAGTCAGCCGTGCCGAACATCGGCATGGGTGGATCAAGTTTGTCTAGGCTAAAGCGTTTCTCATAGCGGCAGATGCTTGGTTCCGATGTGGCCACATCTCGAATGTAGTCGATGTAAACCTGCACCGCACGGGCCATGTTGTCGTCAACCTTGTGGCCGTTATGCTCTTGGCCAATGAAGGCGAAGGCATCTTCATGTCCATTGACTAAGCAGAACTCACCGAGTTCGTGCGCTGCCGTACCGAGTTCAGCGTATGGCGAACTCTCATTAGGGAACGGAGCCTCGGCTTTAAGTGAACCTGGGCAACCCATGCGGCGCTTTGCATTCGACGCGCCAAACTTTGCGTGTTCTGTCATTTGCGATACCTCTTTCCTTCTTTGCCTTCGGCGTTGACTGGGCATCCATCCGCCCATGCCGGAACTCGTGTCATGATTTCAATCATCTCTTCAAGCGAACCAAAATCATCTGGCACTTCGCTAATGATTTCATCGTGTACGGACAGGATTACGTTGTAGCCTTTAAGTTCCAACGCCATCATGGCCGTGGCCATCAGGTCGCGGGCGGTCGCTTGCACCACATTCTCCGTCAATAGACCGCCCCAGATTATCTGGGACACCCACTGACGCGTCACACTATTCAGCGTATCGACTTGGGCTGTGTCGCGCATAGCCCCCCAAGGTGTCTCTCGCTGAATGATGCGCGGATTGTGGTACGTTAGCGACCGCCCGCTAGGTAGTGGGAGTTCGACCGACCCAACACGGCCTGCTCCCTTCACCATCTCTACAAAATCGTTCTCACTATCACGCCAGTATTGCGCGATCCGATTGTTCTTCTCGCGGTACACGGAGACAATGCGCTTGGCTTCGTCCTCGTCTACATTGATACCCATCGTTGCGCACTGCTCGGCAAAGCGTTTGCCGCCCATGCCATAGCCACAACCCAAGATTGCCATCTTGCCAACTTGGCGCTGCCCGTCTGTCACGCTCTCTACGTTTACGTTATAGATGGCCGATGCCATTTCTTTGTACACGTCCCCGCCATTGCGGAACGTCTCAACCAGATCAGTCTGCCCAGCTATCCACGCCAAGACACGCGCTTCAATCGCGGAGTAGTCGGCAAACATAAGGCGGTGGCCATCGTCGGCAATCAGCATCGAGCGTAACAGGTCGGAAGCTAGGACCGTTCCGGCCCCATATTCTGACACATCCTCGTCAGCCTTTAGCTTGGCGATGATCTCGTCCAACTCGGCTTGCTTCTTTTGCGGACGTGGAAAGTTCTGCGGCTGCACCAGCCGACCAGACCAGCGGCCCGTTGCCGCGCCATGATACATAAGAAGGCCGCGCATACGGTCATCGGCGTTAGCCGCGTTGACCATTGCCTCATACTTAGCGGTGCTAGACTTGGCTCCGTCTTGGCGTAGTCGCAGCACCTGCTTGATGATGGGGTGTAGCTTCTCCATGCCCAGCATCCGCGTCACGGTCTGCTTGTCCACGGAGTTCACCTTTAACCCATAGCCACGAAGCCACGCAGTTAAGTCCATTGCGTTCGTTGCTGCTTTGACCTGGCCGTTAGTAAGGCGCTTGATCTCTGCGTCGATATTCTCTGACGCGGAGTTAGCAAGTTTGCTAACCCGTTCGATGAGGTCAAGGTCAACCTTAACGCCACGGTCGTTGATGCGCTGGTCAAGTTGATAAAGACGACGCTCACTGTCGGGCATGTCGTTCAGTGTCGCAGCTACGGATAGTTCTGTTTTAACATCTTGGATGCAGTACGCTACTAGCGTATCGATCTTGTCTTTCGTGTTCCACCAAGTATAGCTGCCGTCGGCGTTCACCTTACGGGGCCGTGCCATCCGGAGCATAAGGGCCGCGCCAGCTTTGTCCTTCTGTTCTTCAACGCCAAGGACAGACGCCGCTTGGCCTAGTGCGCGAGGTAGCCCCATCGCGCTGGCCTGCGCCATTGTGCAGCGCCATTGTTTAATGCCGGTGCGGGGCCATTGGTAGCGGCCAACCATGATCTCGTTCCAGATCGTGCGCTCGAAGTTCGCGTTCCATGCCGAGAGCAATCCGCCTTCAACGATCCAATCTTCAAGGCTCACATCCATCTCATCGCCAGGCAACCATACCTGCACGTCGTCAGACCACGGGGCCTTGTATGCCATGCACCAGATGTCGGTTGAGGGATCGGAGGCGTACTTATAGACACCCGTCTTGCGGAGATCGACGGCGCTGCGCGTCTCGAAGTCGATTGATACGGTCACAGCGCACCCCACTGATCCGCCATCGCAGCGGCGATGCCCTTAAACGTAGTGCTGCGCAGTTTCCATCT